ATGGAGCGATAAGAGTAGAATATGATTCACCAGACAACATGGGTCAAGAACCAGTAATGATGCAATTTAAACCGGGAATGGCTGATGAAACAACAGGTGGAAAAAAACCAGCTGATAAATTTGATGTGGTAGAAACAGAACCACAATATGTTGGTGGACCTGAAGATGCGGATATAGAATTTATAGGTGAAAGCGGAGGACCTGGTATTGATTATATTGCATCTGATGTAACTAACTTAAAAACATTTGCTACAGGTAAAGGTCCTACCATGAAAGAAATTGTAAAATCTAAAAAAAGAAAAGAGCTTGTTGGAAAAGTTAATAACGATAGCTATGAAGCAGCTGAATATTTAGGTGGTAAATATGGTGATGCCCCTGAACCAGATTTTCCAGATGACTATAGTGGATATGCATCAGGTGGTCTTGCTTACTTATTAGGAGAATAGAATGTCTATTCTAGATAGAATTATAGAATACAGCCCACAAGAACGTACACCAAAACAAGAGGGTGGTATGTTAGTTAAACCAAGTGCCGATGGATCAAGACCTGGTTATAAAGGACCAGAACAGCAATTTAAACCTGTAGAAGGAGCTCCTGCTAGACTTACTTTTGATAAAGATAAAAATTTATATAGAAAAAGAGTTCAGGTTACTGTTGATGGTAAAAAAACAAATAAATATATTTATTCAAAACCTGGTGAATCTTTAGAACAGTTCATGGGAAGAAAACCTGTGCGATCAACAGGAGCAGATGATGCAACAGTGTTAGCAAGAAATTATGTAAACAATTGGACAAAAAACTGGTTTGATCAAAATTTAAATAAATATGGAGTGAAAGATTTTGATGGAATGTTAAATGATTTAGCTAATGATTGGGATGTAGAAATAGAATCAGGTAAGGTTCCTAAAGGATCAGGAAAATTTAATTTATCTACACCGCGGTTAAACTTACCTAATATAACTACTTTAAATGATACAAAGACAAAAAAAGGGTTAATTCCATTTGAGTATAATAATGTTAGATTTTATACTAATTTAGAATCTAGCCAAGAAGCAAAAAATAAAACCTTAGCTCAATTTAAAAAAGTATTTTACAAAAATCAAATAGAAACAAATCCAGTTTTAAGAAAAGATCTAGATAAATTTTTTAATTTTATGTCTCAAGATAAAAGAGGCTTATATAGAACTTTAGATGGAAAAACTATAAAACAATTTATGACTACAGAAGTAAGTGATGATGTTAAGTATTTATTAGATCCAAAAGTTTCTGGTTTAGATAGAGCTTCTAAATATGAAGTTTTTAATTCTTACAAAGATCTTGCAGATAATTATAACAAATTTACAGAAGATAAAGTTAGATTAAAAGCAGTACAAACAGAAGCAGAAGCTATGACTAAAGCTGGATCAAAAACTACCGAACAATATAAAAAAGTTAAAGCAAATATTAAAAATCAAAATGATATTCTTTCTAAAATGTCTGTTAAAAATATTGCAGAAAACAAACAACTTTTAAACAGTGTAAGAATGTCTATTAATCCTCAAACAGGAGAAGTCAATTTTTCAAATTACACAGTAAATGATCCTAAAGGAAAACCTGCCTTAACTGATCTAGAATTAGCTGAAAAAATAAAACAAAAAGCAAAAAATGGTAATTTTTTTGTTGCCGAACATATTTCTAAAAAATCATTTAATAAAGCAAATCTTGCTTTTCCAAATAATCTTCAACTTGCAAATTACATGAGTAATTCTCAATTAGAAAATGCTAGAAGATTTTTTGAAATAGCTGAAAATAGAAATACACCTAACGCAAAAATACTTGATAAGACATTAGAAAATGTTGGTTTAACCATTAGAGGACCAGAGTATGGAGGACAAAAAATTGGAAATAAAATTAATATTATTTATGACTCACAAACAGGCAGATCAAATATTATTGATAGTCAATCGATAGGTGGTCAACAATTTGTAAAAACAGAACAAAATATTTTAAAGAATATAACAAGCTACAGTAAATTACCTGAATGTAAAATTGGTAAAGCGGATGGAGGACGTATAGGTTTTGCTTTAAGTGATACTTGTATTAGAGATGGTTTATTAGAACAAAAAAAATTAGCAGCCTCAGGAAATAAGAAAGCTGCACAGGAATTAGTTGATGTTGCTAAAGTTGCATCTAAAGGTAGTTTATTAAAAAATGTTTTAGGACCAGGTGCCTTGCTTGGTGAAGCAGTATTTGAAGGTGCAATTATTGGTAATAAAGTTTTAGGTGGTAAACCTTTAGATCAAGCATGGGCTGAAAGTTATTTATCATATTTAGATCCAAGAAAATATAGAGGGGAACTAGATCCAATGTTAATGGAAAGAGATCGTATGTTAACTAGAACAGTAGAAGATGAAGAAGGTAATGTAATTAGAAAAATGGATGCACCATATTCAAATCTTCTTAAAGCAGGATTCTCAGCACAAGATCAATTGTCTTTTGCTAATAAAGCGGCAGCTGAAGCAAAAAGAGCAAAAGCAGCAGGTAGAATGGATCAATATTTTCCTGCAGCAGCAGATGCAAGAGAACAAGGAGCAAGAGCTAACTTATCCGCAAGTATTATATCTAACGATGCGTTTAAAGAAGCTTCAAAACAAGCACAAGAATATTTAGATGCACAAGAAGGTAAACGAAGATTTGATTTAGGGATTTATGGAACTCCACAAGGATCATTAGCGGAAGACAGAAGAATGTATCAAGCAAACAAAGCGATGCAAAATTTATATAGTCAATACTCTGATGAAGATTTAATTAAAATGTTAGAAGATGCAGGTTATAATCCTCAAGATATTATAGATTTGAAAAAAACAGAAAGACTTACTCCAAGTTTTGCAAAAACTTTAGGAGGATTAGATGTTTTAAGATCCCAATTTCAAGAACAAGAAGCGATGCAAAGAATTGCAGATGCAGGAGGGGTTGCTAATTTAGCAGGGGGAGGAATAGCAGAAATTAGAAAACCTAACTCAATTCCCCCTCAATCAGGCCCAACTCCTCAAGGGTTGCTATCTGTTAAAAACAATGTTAAGAGGTATTAGGAGTAATTAAATGGCAGATATTGATAAAGGACTCCCTAACACTCGTACGGAAATTGAGATCCCTTCAGAAGAAGAGATGCAAGAAGAAGTTAGTGTTGAGGAAGAAGTAGAAAAAGGACCTGTTGAGGTAATACCAGAAGAAGACGGCGGAGCAACTATTGATTTTGATCCAAGTTCAGTAAATGTTTCTGGAACACAAAATCATTTTGATAATTTAGCAGATATTTTACCTGATGAAGTTATAGAGCCAATCGGAAACGAAATGACTCAAAACTTTATGGACTATAAAGCGTCCAGAAAAGATTGGGAACAAGCTTACACTAAAGGTTTAGATTTATTAGGTTTTAAATATGACAATAGAACAGAACCTTTCCAAGGAGCTTCAGGTGCAACACACCCTGTACTTGCTGAAGCGGTAACACAGTTTCAAGCACAAGCTTATAAAGAATTATTACCAGCAGATGGTCCAGTAAGAACTCAAGTTATTGGAATTAAAAATCCTGGAACAGAACAACAAGCACAACGTGTTAAAGATTACATGAATTATTTAATCATGGACACGATGAAAGAATATGAATCTGAATTTGATTCTATGTTATTTCATTTACCACTTTCAGGATCTACTTTTAAAAAAGTTTACTATGATACAAGTATGGGAAGAGTTGTATCGAAGTTTATACCAGCAGATGAATTAGTTGTCCCGTATACAGCTACCTCATTAGATGATGCGGAGGCAGTAATTCATACTGTTAAAATTTCTGAAAACGAATTAAGAAAACAACAAGTCAATGGTTTCTATTCTGATATAGAATTAGGAACACCAGGAGATTCTAATTCTGATGATTTAGAAAAAAAAGAACATGAATTAGAAGGTACAAGAAAATCTGGAAAAGAAAATGACATGTACACATTATTAGAATGTCATGTTAATTTAGATTTAGAAGGTTTTGAAGACACAGGTTCTGACGGTGAACCTACTGGAATAAAATTACCTTACATCGTAACAGTCGAAGAAGGTAGTAGAAAAGTTCTTTCTATTAGAAGGAACTATGCGCCTGATGATCTAAAGAAAAATAAGATCCAATATTTTGTCCACTTCAAATTTCTGCCAGGACTAGGATTTTATGGCTTTGGACTCATTCATATGATTGGCGGTTTGAGCCGTACAGCAACGACGGCTCTCCGTCAATTGCTAGACGCAGGTACACTTGCAAACTTACCAGCAGGATTTAAACAAAGAGGAGTTAGAGTTAGAGATGAAGCTTCTCCAATTCAACCAGGTGAGTTTAAAGATGTAGATGCACCAGGAGGAAGTTTAAGAGATGCATTCTTTCCATTACCATACAAAGAACCTTCACCAACATTATTACAATTATTAGGTGTTGTAGTTCAAGCAGGTCAAAGATTCGCGGCTATTGCTGATATGCAAGTTGGAGATGGAAATCAAGGTGCTGCTGTAGGTACAACAGTTGCATTACTTGAAAGAGGTTCAAGAGTAATGTCTGCAATACACAAAAGATGTTATGCAGCTATGAAAAATGAATTTAAATTATTATCTAAAATTGTTGCTCAATATTTACCACCAGAATATCCTTATGATGTTGTAGGGGGTCAAAGAAATATTAAGCAAACAGATTTTGATGATAGAGTAGATGTAATTCCAGTTGCAGATCCAAATATATTTTCAATGTCTCAAAGAATTACTTTGGCACAAACACAATTGCAGATTGCAACGTCTAATCCACAACTACACAACATGTATCAAGTTTATAGAAATATGTACGAAGCAATTGGTGTTAAGGATGTTGATGCAGTATTGCCTCCACCTCCACCACCTTCACCCGTCGACCCAAGTATTGAACACATTAATGCTTTAGGTGGTAAACCTTTCCAAGCTTTTCCAGGACAAGACCATCAAGCACACATTACAGCTCACTTAAACTTTATGTCGACTAACATGGTTAGAAATAATCCTGCGATTATGGCTTCAATACAAAAAAATATATTAGAACACATTTCAATTATGGCTCAAGAGCAAGTTCAACTTGAATTTAGAGAGCAATTAGCTGAAATGCAGATGATGCAACAACAAGCAGCTAACAATCAACAGGTTCAACAACAACTTCAACAGATGACACAACAGATTGAAGCAAGAAAAGCAGTGTTGATAGCTGAAATGACTGATGATTTTATGAAAGAAGAGAACAAAATCACTTCTCAATTTGATTCAGACCCACTATTGAAGTTAAAATCACGTGAAGTTGACCTAAGAGCAATGGAAAATGAACGTAAAAAAGACTATGATCAGGCTCAAAACGACTTAAACAGAGCAAAATTGATGCAAGCAAGAGAATTAGCTGAAGATAAGATGGATCAAAACGAAGAATTAGCTAAATTAAGAGCTGGAGTAAGTCTTGCAGGCAAAGGAATTAAACAAATGTCTGTTATTGACAAAGATTAATGATATAATAGATTAAAAAAAGGTAAAAAATCATGATGAACTATAAAAAACAAAAAATGATTAACATTCCTGACCAAAATGTAGAAATAGATCCAAGATCTAAAACTTCTGCAGACAAAGCTTTCAATGGTTTACCAATGGGAGACAAAGAACAGGT